CGAACAAATTACACAGCAGCAATCTGTATTGTTTGACGGTACTATAGTACCAGAAGAATATTTTGAAATAGATTTAACTACATATAATTCACTGTCTTCTAGTGAAAAAAGAATTGTTACTTCGTATGAGTATGAAGATAGAATAAACGAAGCAAAAAGAGATATTAAAATATTAAGTGAAGACTATGTATTATCTTTGCTAACACAGGTTAGAGAGAGTTTTGAATAATGATAGGCAATGCTGGTACCCCGTATAGCGGTGGTATTGTACCCAATATAACAATTATTGCTGATAACGGTGGAAAGACCGTAACTAAAGATATAACACCTTTAGTATTAGAATTTAATATACATCAAAGTATATTTGAAAATTCTATGACATGTGATATTTCATTGGTAGATGCTTCTGGTACTATTTTTGAAGAGATGCAAATGACTGGTCAAGAGATTGCTCAGATCAGCTTAACTGGTAATGGTGGAGGAAAAACATTTGCTTTCAGAATTTATAAAATAGATAAGCCTCAGCCGCTACAAGAGAGAGCTTATGCACTGACATTATATGGTGTTAGCCCAGCATTTGAAAAAAGTATTAATACGGCCATATTTAACTATTACACTAATTTAACAGGTGATCAAATTGTTGCTGAGGTTATGAGTGAACATATTACTGGTGATGCGAAGTTGACTGCCGAGCCAAGTGAAAATGTTCTTACTTATACTGCTGCTGGACATTCACCGTTTGAATTTATTAATATGGTAGCAAGAGACACGCAATCATCACAATATCCTGATTCTTCTTCTTATCTGTTTTTTGAGAATGCAGATGGTTATAATTTTGTAACAGTAAACTCTTTATTAGATAAATCTCCTGTAGCAGAATTTCATTTTGCTGATCCTGGTACATCGCGTAGTGGTGGTAAAAACTATATTGCTGGTATTACCTGGCATCATACCACAGATGCTTTAAAAGGTTTGCAAAATGGTTTATATGATAATACAGTTGCAGCAATAGATGTTATAACAAAAACATATAGAGAATATACTTTTAATTACTCTCAAGAAAATGATAAATTAACTCATATTAGAAACAGTGGTAGACCATTAGTTAAACCAAAAGCTTTTGGCGGTCTATATATGGGTGATGCTCTTACTGGCCAGTCTCATGTTAGATTTATTGAAACCGATTTCAATTTAGAAATAGAAAATCAATCTATAGATGGTAGAATAAGTGAGACTATTGACCCTCATAAGTTTCATGCTAGAACTACACACAACTACTTACCCGCTCAAGTAGCACAAATGGCGTCCTTGCAGCAACATCGTATGGATATAACAGCGACATTTGTTCCTAGTGTCACTGCTGGTGATCTTATTAACATATATTTACCTAATAACATTGGTTCAGATAGTAGATATGCTCCTTATTTTTCTATGTACGGTCAACGTAATCCCACATTTCTAGTTTTAGAAAATATTATAACATTTGAAGCGCAAAATGGAAATATTTACTCAACTTTAAAAACTGCTAAAGAATCTTTAGGTGAAAAGCTTGTAGGTCCCGGACCTGCAGGTTTATTAGAAAACTTATTAAGCTCTTTGTTTGCTCAAGATAAAAATAAAACTCCTAACGCATCTGGTGAATCAAGAGCAGAAAATCAAACTCAAACATATGAAGAAGCAGGTGAGTCTGTAGAAGGTCAATTGTTAACAGATGAAGATGGAAACAAAGGTCTTCCATATTCAACTCTAACCCCGTTAGAAAAACAATATGCATTAGAAAAAGAATACGCTGATGCTGACACATATCCAGATGATACATTTCAATAGGTGATACATGGATTTTGCAAAAGATTTTTTAGGTTATAATTTTATCTGGTTTATAGGTGAAGTAGAAGATAGAAATGATCCTCTCAAACTAGGACGAGTTAAGGTAAGATGTTTTGGATGGCATTCAACAGATAAAGAATTACAACCAACCAAAAACCTGCCTTGGGCAAGTACTATTCAACCAGTGACTACACCAGCTAACGTTGCGTCTGGTCTTACTAAAGGTGTGTGGGTATTTGGTTTCTTCTTAGATGGTGAGCGTGCACAAAAGCCTATGATTATGGGTCATATTCCTGGATATAGATTTGGATCACCAGGCGAGTCAGAACTGCCTAGAGCTACTAGAAGTGAAGCAGATTATTTACCGCCTGGTGATGTTTTAAGAGACGGTACAGTATTAGAAGAAGTTGTAGTTGATCCAAATGAAGATCAAGCAGATGATCCTAAAACTGGACAAGTTAATAAATGGTCGGAACCACCTAGACCTACAGACGCTGTTTACCCTACTGCCACTGTTAACGCTCATGAATCGGGTACATACACGCAAATTGCTGGATCAGGTAGATATACTATTCAAACAAATAATGGTAGTTATATTGAAATAGATGCTGGTGGTAACGGTAAATGGAAAGTTATTACTGATAATTATGAGATTGTAGGTGGCAGCAAGTATGTTAATGTTGCAGGTACAGTTAATATGACTGTAAAAGGAAACGTAGTTCATAATATTGAAGGCAATTTAGTAGAAAATATTTTAGGTAATGTTACTAGAAATATTACTGGTACATTAGAAGAAACAGTTACTGGTGATGTAACTTATGTTAATGAAGCGAATAGAACAGCTACTGTTACTGGTGAAGTAACAGATACATTTCAAGCAACTAAAACAGAAAATGTTACCGGTGCTGTTACAGAAAATTATAGTGCATCTCAAACTACAACAGCTAGCGGCGCAGTTAAAATCTCTGGCTCTACTATTGATCTAAACTAAGAGTAAAATATGCCTTACCCTTATACATCAGAAGATGAAATAACGTTTACAGGAGCTCCTAGCCCTCTTACAAACGAGTATGCAGGATCACCAACTTCTTCAAATCCAAGAGAGTTGTATGATTTTGAATATGATTTATCTGCACATATGACGTGGACAGGAGCAGACGGTACCGTAGAGTATAGTATTATTAGCGGACAATTACCTAACGATTTAACTTTAGATAGTGCTACAGGTCAAATATCTGGTACTGTAGTAGATTTAGATACTTGGGTGGATTGGACTGGAACTGCGTATGAAAGACCAACAAATTATATTATATCTAAAGACGGTTCTAATTTTGGATCCTGGGGTTCAGCGCAAGCAAAAGAATATGATGCTACATTTACTGTTCGAGCTCAGTTAGATGACGCTCCTGATGATGAATTTTCAGCTGATATGGAGTGTATTATAAAAGTAGTAAATAATTTTTCTTCTGATAGAGATCAGTTTATAAGAGAATATTCAGCTCAATATGGTGCATCGTTTCAGGTTGATGGTAAATTTGTTGATGCAAATACATATCTTGATTATCAAAAAAGTTTAGGAAATTTTCCTGCTTTAACATCTAACACTGGTTATTTGCCAGGTGATACAGGTTACATAGCTAGTTAGGAAATCAATATGCCACCAGTAACAAGAAAAGGAGATAGCTGCACCGGTCATGGTTCTTTTCCACCTAGAGCATCTACAGGTGGAAGTCCAAATGTATTTGTAAACGGTATTGCAGTGCACAGACAAGGTGATGGATGGGCAGCACATGGATCACCGTCGCCGTCAGCACCACATGGCTCAAGTTTAGCAGCTGGTAGTGGTACTGTAAGTGCAAATGGAAAAGCTATTGGAAGAATTGGAGACCCTGTTGCATGCGGCTCAGCTGTAGCTTCAGGGTCAGGTAATGTAAACGCAGGATAGTATTATGACACATGATATGATTGTCTCTTTATTTGAGACTTATGTAACAGAAAATGAAAAATTTGAAATTGGAAACAAAGCAGCAGGTACTAGAGCCAGAAAAGCTTTGTCTGAAATAGGTAAACTTGCAAAAACACGTCGTCAAGAGATTGAGAACGTAAAAAATAATGATAAATAAATGAAAAGATAGAGGCTTATATGTCTGCAGCAAACCCGTTAACTAATGAATTACAATTTAGTGATTTAGGTATTACGTTCACTCCTCATCCAGTGACGGGTAGACCTGTGATCAAAAAAAATGCTCAGGCTGTAATTGGTGCATTAAAGAATCTTATCTTTACTAATCGTTTTGAACGTCCTTATGAACCTACATTTGGTTCAGATATCCGTAATAGATTATTTGAAAATTTTGATGCTGTCGAAGCGGTTAACTTAGAAGAAGATATTCGGCTTGCAATAGAAAATTTTGAACCTAGAGTAGAAATAAACGAAATAAAAGTTATAGGTGGACCTGATAACAATACAGTATCTGTATATGTTAGTTTTTTTATTGTTAATCAGGCTGATCCAGAAGTACTACAATTAGACATAGAGAGAATTCGGTAATGCCTGCTAATAACGCGTTGTTACTATCAGATATAAACTTTGACGATATCAAAAGTAATCTTCAAACGTTTTTATCTAATCAAACTGAGATTGGAGACTATGATTATGAGTCTTCTACTATGCAGGTTCTTCTTAATCTGCTAGCATATAATACGTATATGAACTCTTACTACCTCAACATGGTAGGTAATGAAATGTTCTTAGACTCAGCACAAATTCGCAGTAATATTATTTCTCGTGCTAAAATGTTGAACTATACACCTCGATCAGCTCAAGGATCTCAAGCTACTGTTCAAGTAGTTGTAACACCTACAGACACGCCTGCAACAATTACGGTAGATAGAAATACAAAGTTTAGAACAACTGTGGATGGAAAGCAATATATTTTTGTTAACCATGATGCTAAAGTAATCAATGCTGATTCAAATGGAGTATATTCTACTAATATTCAGTTAACAGAAGGACGCCCGTTTAATTTTTCTTACACGGTTAGTGCAGCTAATCCTGTTCGTTATGTCATTCCAGCAGACAATGTAGATGTTCGCAGTTTAATTGTTACTGTACAAAACTCAGCTACTGATTCAACTTTAACCACATTCAACGAAGCTGATACATTAACAGATGTAACAAGTACTACACCAGCTTATTTCTTGCAAGAAAACGAAGATGGTAGATATGAATTACTTTTTGGCGATGGTAATTTAGGCAAGCAATTAAATAATGGTAATATAGTAAATATTGAATATAGAGTATGTAATGGTGTTGCTACTAACGGTGCTAATACATTCTCTTCAGTAGATAATATTAGTGGTTATAGTGATATTACTGTAAACTTTGTTTCGAGAGCTCAAGGTGGTGGTGATAAAGAAAGTTTACAGTCAATTAAATTTAATGCTCCAAAAAATTATGAAGCGCAGAATAGAGCAGTAACTCGTAAAGATTATGAAAATATTGTTAAAGGACAATTTAGCGATATTCAGGCTGTTTCAGTTTGGGGTGGCGAAGATAATACACCTGCAATTTACGGCAAAGTATATCTTGCAGTTAAACCATATACTGGTACTATTCTTGCAGAAGATAGAAAGCAAACCATTAAAGATTATATTGCACGAAAAAATGTTTTAACTATAGAACCGGAAATCGTTGATCCTACCTATCTTTATGTAAAGCCGGAATTAACAGTTAAATATAACCCAGATTTGACAAACTTAACTCCTACTCAAATGTCCTCAGTAATAGCTGATGAGATTATAAATTATGAAACTAATCGTCTAGGTTTATTTGGCCAAGATTTTATTTCTTCGCAATTAATTAAAGATGTTTATTCAAAAAGTGAAGCAATTAATTCTATACAGATTGAACTTCATATAGAAAAGAAATTTGTTCCTAATACTACAATACCTACAACATATACTATTGCATTTAATAATGAAATTCACAATTATGAAAACGTTATTAAAGCTTACAATGTTAGTTCGTCAAAATTTACATATAACAGCAACAATAACTGTTATTTTGATGATGATGGAGCAGGTAATTTAAGAATATACACTCTAGGTGCAGAAGGTGTAAGAACTTATTTAAACAATAATGTCGGCACCGTTGATTATTTAACCGGTATAATTACAATTAATAGTTTATTAATTACTGCATATAGTGGTGATTCTATAACATTAACAATCGATCCAGATAAAGATGATATTACAGCATTAAGAAACCAACTAATGTTAATAAAAGATGCTTCAGTAAGTTTATATGATACTAAATTAAAAGCAACTGTGTCAACCGTTGCTTCTATTAATACTGAAGGTACTACATCAACAATACCTGAAACTGGTGTAACAACGACGGTTTACTAATGGCTACGGATAAGAAAACATCAGTGTTAATAGATAATCTGTTACCAGAATATCTTGAAACAGAAGGTCCTAATTTTAAAGCATTCGTAAAAGCTTATTACGAATGGATGGAACAAACTGGTCAGATGACTGATCAGTCTAAAAATCTTCTTAATAATCAAGATTTAGATTTAGCTGCTGATGGTTTCTTAAAATATTTTAAAAGAGAAATTCTATCTCAATTTCCAGAAGATGTTTTAGCTGATAAAAGATTAGTATTTAAAAAAATTAAAGATTTGTACCGCGCTAAAGGCTCTGAAGAATCTTTTAAACTTTTATTCAGAATCTTATATAATGAAGATATAGACTTTTATTTACCAGGACAAGATATTTTACGCGCGTCTGATGGTCGCTGGATTAAAGAAACATCTTTACGTCTTACCAAACCTATATTAGGCAACCCATCTAATATGAGCGGTACAATAACCGGTAGAGACTCTGGTGCTACAGCAAAGGTAGAGCGTGTTACTAATATTTTAGTAGATAGTATTGAAGTTTATGAAGTGTTTGTTTCTAGCATAGAAGGTACATTTCTAGACGGTGAAGAAATATATAATGTTGAAGACAACATTCGTGGTACATTAATTTCGAAAGAAGGATCTTTACAGCGAGTTATTATTCTTGATGGTGGTACCGGGCATGAAAAAAATGATGTTGTATCCATTACTAGTAACTCAGGTACTGGTGGTAGAGGTACTGTTAATTTAACTGACAACGGTGTTATTGCAAGTATTAATGTAACTAATGCTGGTTCTAGTTTTTTAAGAACTGATCCTGTTACAATACAAAACTTAACTAGAGCGGCCGCTAACGGGCTAGGCGCCCCTCTTTTAACAGCACCTATTAACTATACTGGTCGTTATAATGATGTGAAAGGCTTTTTATCTTGGAGTAATAAACTTCAAGATAACCGTTATTATCAAGAATATTCATATGTATTAAGATCATCTCAAATATTAAATACATATAAAGAAATTGTAAAAGATATCGTACACCCTGCAGGTATGAGATTATTTGGTGATGTTTTAATCACAGTAGAGATTGATCAGGGTATAACTATTAGCCGTGAAAATATTGTATATACTACTTACAACACAGTAGCTAATACATTTATACCTTCTATAGTTTCTGCAGATATTGAACAGTATACTAAACATGAAGAGCTTGGCGCTATCAGCGATTATCCAGAGCTTGAAGTTGAATCTGTACCATCTGTTGTTGATATTACAATACCTGATACCGGTACAGGGTTCCAGGTTGAAATAGAACTTATTGCAGCTCAGACATCAGCATTGCTTGATGCAGATAAGATTATAACAGTTAATCTTTCTAGAATTATTGAAAATGTAACTGTAAATGAAGTGTATGAAGTACTTGATATTACAATACAGTCAGCTGATAATACGCAATACTGGTATTTTGACACATTATTAGAAGTTGGTTCTAATATACCTCTTAATGCTAATGTTCATATTAAATTAGCAACAGTTGGTCATCATGAAGTAATACCAGCTATCACTTTTGGACCATTAATAGATGCAACTGTAGAAATTGGTAGCCCGGTTGTTGAATTTGGTCCGATACCAGTTGATTCAATAACGTCAACATTTAGTATAAGTGATCCATCATTAGCTTATAACCTTGATCCAGTATCAATAGATATTGATCAAACATTTGACGATTTTAAATCATTCTGGCAAGCATCAGGTACTGTATCTACAAGATATCTAAGTGCTAATACAATCGAATCGTTAGAAAGCGACCCAATTAATGACGTTTATGATGTACCTATTATTGGTGCAACGACAACAAGAGTTATTGAAGGCACTGATACACTATTTAATATTGAAGCGTATGCAAATAGTGAGTTTATGATTCGTACTGATCCTGATCCGTCAACATTTATTTACGGTAAAATTGATAGTGGAAGCTTTACATTTGACGCAAATACATTTGTTACTACATCTAATGTTGGTATTATTACTGATGCAGATATTTTCTTCCATCCATTTAAGACGTATGAAATTCTTATAAATACATCTATAAGTAACACAACATTCGGACCGTTAACCGTTACTATTACAGATACATATTCGTTTGATTCTGCTAATACAACGTTTGACACGTCGCTCACATTTGATGAGGTTTCACAAACATGACCAAACAGGCAATCAATGTAGGTACAGTCGCTGATGACGGTACTGGTGATACGATTAGAACCGGTGGCCAGAAAATTAATTCTATGTTTGAAGAAGTGTACCTTAATCTTGGTAACACATCAAATATAACAGTAAATACACAAACTATAGTATCTAATACTTATTTACAAGCTAATTATACAACTAATACGGTAGTAAGATTAGTACAGAGTGAACTATATACAACAAATACTGTATTAAGATCATTAATTTCTGCTAACGCTTCGTCTATCCTTACCACAGTAGCGGGGCTGACCCAAGATAGAATGCAAGTTGCTAATGTTAACTCATTAGTTGACGATCGTTTGCAAGTTGCTAATGCTAATATTTTATACGTTACTAAAGCTGGTGCTTTAACTACTAATAGTGCAGTAATAGCGTATATTAACTCAGAAATTGGTTCTAGTAATACTAATATAAGAAATTACACTGATACTACTTACGCTACTAAAGCTACTGTACTAGCATCTAATAATGCATTAAAAAATCTTATAACTGATAGAATGCAAGTTGCTAATGTTAACAGCTTAGTATTAGATAGAATGCAAGTTGCTAATGTTAACAGCTTAGTATTAGATAGAATGCAGGTATCAAACGCTGAGTCTATTGGTTTATCATCAGTCACATTTTATGATGCTAATGATACTATTGTATTTACAAGACCTGATTCGAATCAATTAAAAGTTAAACTTGTAGGAGTTGCAACCAACTCATATGCTATTATTTCCGGTGATGTAGGTAGTACTACTGCTGACAACGATAAAGATACACTAACTATATCTGGTAATAACGGTATTAAAACTATAGTCACTGGTGATTCGCTTACTATTCATCAAGCTAATAACTATACAGCAATTGCCACTTTAAAAGTAACAGCAAACGGTACAAGTGGATATCTTTTCAATAGTCATTACCCTGAAATACTTGGCAATAACCCTACTCTTTATGCTATTAGCGGTACCACATTAGCATTTGATCTATCTGATGTAACATCATCACATCCTTTCCTGATTCAAGATTCAGGAGGCACTAACTATAGTAATAATTTAATTCATGTTACCACAACAGGTACAACAACATTCGGCACTAACGCTCAAGGAAAATATGGTGGTATACTATACTGGCAAATACCTTATAATGTTTCTGGTAACTATGCTTATAAGTGTCAAAACCATGCAGGTATGACAGGTACCATAACAATTAAAGATATTAGTGCTATTTGAGATAAATAACTAAAAATATTACTTGGAGAAAATAAATGTCGGGTGTAGTAACCAGAAGATTTAGAATACATAATGCGGAGCAATTCCATGAAGCTTTTAGTGAAGCTGTTGATACAAAAATGTATATGTTTATTGCTCGTATTAATGAATGGGCAGATGGTGATGTAACACCAGTACCTATTGATACTGTTAGAGAGTCTCGGTATGAGCCTTGGCGCAATATGATTGCAGCTAAAAGAATTCAATCGTCAGATGTGTCTTTTTGTATTAATAGATACAACTGGGCATCTGGCACTGTGTATGCAGAATATGATGATACAAGTACTACTTTGTATCAAGATGTTTTTTACGTTGTTACGACTGATTTTAATGTCTACAAGTGTTTATTTAATAATAATGGTGCCACATCTACTGTAAAACCTACCGGTACTAGTACTGCTATTTTATCGACAGCAGATGGTTACAAGTGGAAATTCATGTATTCTATCTCGGCTGCTGACACGCTAAAATTTGTAACATCTGGTTATATTCCTGTTAAAACATTAACAGCAGATGATGGTTCTACACAATGGGATGTTCAAAGCCAGTCTACAAATAACTCAATTGACGTTATTGATATTACAGCTGGTGGTTCAGGTTATGCTTACAGAGCTAATACTTTAGCAAGTGTAACAAATTCAACTGTAGTGGTTTTAGATAGTAGTGCTAGTGGTGTTGATGAAGCATATACAGGCTCAGCAATTTATATTTCAGGTGGCCTAGGTTCAGGACAGCTAGCAAATGTTGCTTCTTATGCTGGTGGTTCAAAAACTGTAACGTTAACACCAGCGTTCACAATTACACCGAACTCTTCCAGTTCATATCATATCGGTCCAAAAGTAATTATTAACGGTGATTCTGCAACATCAGCAAAAGCATATGCTAATGTTGAAGCCGGGGTTATAACTCATGTAAATATGATTGTACAAGGTTTAGGATATACTAGAGCGAATGTAGAGCTAAGCGGTACCGGTGGTGTTGGTGCTACAGCTGTACCAAGAATATCTCCTCCAGGTGGCCACGGTTCTGATCCGATTGGTGAATTAGGTGGTCATAACGTTATGTTAAATGTTAGACTTTCTGGTACAGAAGGTAATAATTTCCCTACAAACAATGATTTTAGAATTATCGGTGTTTTAAAAGACCCTTTAACTGCTAATGATGTTGCAGCTGATTCATCAGCATACGATCAAACTACAAAACTTACAGTTTCTGGTATTACTGGTGGTCCATTCTATCAAGATGAATTGGTGATTGGTACAGCTAATAATGCTACCGGTCGTATAGTTGAGTTTGCTAATACAAACGCTGCTGGCACAGCAGGCGTTCTTAAGGTTATTGATGTAAGCGGAACATTTGAAGCTGAAACTATTACCGGCAATACAACATCAGCTACTGCAACTGTATCTTCTATTGCAGGTGGTGAGCTGAGACCATACTCAGGCGACATTATATATAGAGAGAATAGATCAGTAACGAGTAGATCAGCTGATCAAATTGAAGATATTAAAATTGTTGTCCGTTACTAATATTAAATAAGGTTACGTAATAATGGCGCGAGCTAACACTGCCTCTCTAGATACAAACTTTAACGTAGATCCTTACTACGATGATTTTGACGAAACTAAGAATTTTTATAGGGTTCTTTATCGTCCAGGCTACGCTGTGCAAGCAAGAGAGCTTACACAGATGCAAACAATGTTGCAAAATCAAATTGATAGATTTGGTGAGCATATTTTTAAAGAAGGCAGTGTAGTAGCCGGTCTTGGTGTTAACTATGACTCTGATTACAAGTATGTAAAAGTCCGTGATGAAGATTTTCAAGGTAACACCGTAAGTGTAACTAATTTTGTAGGTTATACTTTACGTGGCGATACATCAAATGTTAACGCTATCGTTATTAATAGTGTATCAGGTTCAGAAGCTGAAACGCCAAATTATAAAACTCTATATGTAAAATATATAGATTCTGGTACTCAAGGTACTTCTGGAAATACATATTTTACTGTAGGTGAAAAACTAGTTGCTAATGGTGGTGGCTTATATGCTAATGTTGTTTCTAGTTCAGATGCAATTGGTGTAGGTAGCCATATTTCTCTTGAAGAAGGTGTTATCTTCGCTAAAGACCACTTTATTCGAATTCCTGCTCAGTCAATGCTTGTTGGCAGATATTCATCAAATGTAAGCTACAAAATAGGTTTTGATCTCTCTGAAACTATTGTTACATCAGATGATGATACTACCTTGTTAGATCCATCTCAAGGCTCTTTTAACTATACTGCACCTGGTGCAAATAGATTAAAACTGACAGGAACACTGGCAAAATATGAACTTACAGCTAATACTGGTGATGATTTTGTTGAAATTTACAGAATTGACTCAGGTAGAAACTCTGTAAGTTTAGAAAAAGCTCAGTACTCAGATATTAGAGATTATCTAGCTAGACGTACATCAGATGTAAACGGTGACTTTATTGTTAAAGGTTTAGGTGTTCGTTTAAGAGAGCATTTAAATCAGGCTAACAATTTAGGTGTTTATACATCAGGCAATGGTGGTGATCAGAACAAATTAGTTGTAGATGTAGATCCTGGTAAAGCTTATGTTGCTGGGTATGACATTGAAAACTTAATTACTTCTCACGTACCTACAGACAAGTCTTTAGATTATGAATCTATTGAAGCAACCAATATATCAGCTAATTACGGTAACTATGTTAACGTAAAAGAAGTTTCTGGTATGTGGAACGTTAACGGTCACGCACAAGTTAAATTATTTAATAGTTTTTCAAGATCTGTATCTAATAATCAATTCTCACTAGCACCGAGCGCTGGTGCACAAATAGGTACAGCACGGGCGCGCGCCATTGAGTATAATAGCGGTACAAAAGGCTCTTCAGAAGCAAAATATAAGCTGTATCTTTATGATATTAATATGACAGCTAATACATTTGCTGAAGTTAAATCTATCACTATAGACAACACCTCTAGATCGCAATCAAACGGGGTTGCAGATATTGTTGTGTCTTCAAGCAACGCTGCTGTTTTACAAGAACCAGATTTCAATAGATCAATTTTTGAAGTGCCTGCTACAGCAATTCGCAGACTTAGAGATGTGAATGGTAATATTGATACTAATTTTCAGTTTGTAAAAAGCTTTAATGTTACTATTGCAACTGATGGTACGTTTAGTCTAGCCACAGGCGCAGTAGATGAAACATATCCTTTTTCTACTGGTGCACTTAATACCACGCAAAAGCAATCTGGTTTCTATGTTGTACTAAACGCAAACACTGCTAGTGCGTCAACCGTTGATACTGGATCAATGTCTAACGCAGCTAATACAGTAACTGATTTATCAGATGCTGATACCAAGTTTAATATCGGTGATAAAATTCAATTTGCAGGTTATTCTAATAACTTTACTGTTACAGCAACTACAAGTACAACAGTATCTACTTTAGAGCCGGCCTTAGCAGCTATTTCTTCTGCTGGAATTGTTAAAAAATTCTATGAAGGTCAAGTTCTTGACATGTCAGGTGTAGGTGGTGATGGTTCTAACCGAACCGTTACAATTGCTACATCTACGTCTGCCTCATTCGATACTCAAGAATCACTTTCTGAAACTGCATCAGCTACAGTTATTACTGAACTTACTAAAGTAGACGGTCAAGAAAAAGCTAAAAACTACAACTCTGGTAGATATGTACAAGTAAGAGTTTCTGATAATTCTGCTAGCACTACAGGTCCATGGAATCTAGGTTTATCTGATGTACATAAAATTACAGAAGTAAGAAGAAAAACCGGTAACACTTTATTTACTACTGCTACAGAAGGTACTATAGTAACGTCTAGTTTTGCATTAGATACTGGTCAAACAGACAATCTTTATAATCATGGTAAGCTTAAACTTAAATCTACTGCAACTATTACACCTGCCGCTGGTGATGTATATCTAGTTAAATTAAATTATTTCACTCATGATACATCTCAAGGTGTAGGTTATTTCTCGGTTGATTCATATCCTATTGATGATAATAATGCTGCTAACACAACAGCTATTACTACTCAAGAAATACCCGTACATATTTCACCGGTTAACGGTGCACAATATGACTTGCGTGATAGTATTGATATTCGTCCTAGAATTACTGATACAGCAACAGATGCAACAGCAGTAAGTGGTGCTTCTGTAAACCCAGCAACGAGTACAGCTATTACTTCTCCTGCAGGCGGTTTGCGATTTATGGCCCCTAATGAAAATTTAACTGCTGATTTAGATTATTATCTATCTCGAGCTGACGTTGTATCTATTTCACCTACTGGAGCATTTAAAGTTACAAAAGGTAAACCATCATTATTACCTGTAATACCAGAAGAGCCAAGCGGTCATCTTCCTATTGCTAAAGTATTCATTCCACCTTATCCATCTATTTCTCCTGAAGTTGGTAGACAGTATAACCGTTCTGATTTAGCAGCTTATATTGAACCGATTCGTGTAGAAGGCTACACGATGAAAGAGATTGGTGATTTACGTGATAGATTAGACAAAGTTGAGTATTTTACTCGTCTTTCTCTTGCTGAGCAAGAAGCAAAGAATTTAAACTTTGCTGACGGAAGTGGCGTAGATAGGTTCAAAAACGGTATTATTGTTGATACATTTACTGGTCATAATATTGGTGATGTTTCAAATCAAGACTATAAAGCTGCTATTGATAGAAATAAAGGTGAATTAAGACCTTTATTTAGATCTCATAATGTTGATTTAAACTACACAAGCGCTAATAGCTCTAACATCATTATTAAACCAAATGATGTTACTATTACAGTAAGTGGTTCTGATACATACACAACCGGTGAGACTGTTACAGCAGGTGCTGCATCTGGTAAATTAGTATATCAAGTTGACAGAAAGTTATACTTAGAAGATATTTCTGGAACATTTACCACATCTACTACAGCAACTGGGGGTACTAGCTCTTCTTCTGGAACTATTAGTGCAGTAGCTATACCTGATGATGGTAAATATGCAACTATTAAATATTCACATAGAAAAGTAATTGAACAGCCATATGCTTCTACAACAAGAAACGCTGCTGGTCTTTTCTGGAATTTCTTAGGTGAAATTTCTTTATCACCTGATAATGACTTCTGGGTTGATACTACTACAGCAGCTGATGTTCAGATTAACTTTGATGGAAACTTTGATAACTGGCCAGGTTTAGATAATTCATGGCAAACTGAATGGAATAAGTGGGAAACCAACTGGGTCGGTACATCTACATCATCA